TGTCGTTTCTCAATACGTGCATCTTCAACTACATTCAAAAATGATTTGTAGTTTTTTGGTTTAGATTTGTCAACAACGGCATCATGCCAACCTGAAGCAGGCGTATAAAGAGCATGGCCAACTTCGTGACCGCAGAGCAGGTCGTAAATAACGCCTGTCATATTTTGCCATATTGGGAGATATAACACACGATTCTGTGGGTCAAATCGTGCTGTTGAAATCTTCTGGTGTTGCACCGTAAGATTTTCGGTCGCCATTAGTTTGGCTAATTGTGATTTTTGTTCGGCAGTAAAAGACATAATAGAATGACCTTTTTTGATTTATTTAACCATTATACTACCATTTTGATCAATTGTCAATGAGTTTGTTGTATAAAAACAACACTACCTGGTAGATGTTAGTGAGTACTAACTTACATGAATGGAGCGGTGCGAATGCTTTGCACACCTAGAATGAGGGGGACCTCAAACCGTAATATTACTCACCGCATTAAGGACATTCTACTACAATTATCGACCAACTTGTGGCAAATATTTTTCTTTTGCCTGCTGCCATGTTAGGTAGATAAGGTCATCATAGAAAAGTGTTTCATGTGAAACTGTACCTTTTTTCTTTAGAATACTGATACGTGGTTTCGCATGTTTCATTTTCCATATATTACTTAGGCTCTCAACACTAGTATCAAAGAGATTTTTCATATCTTTGCCATCATGAACGCCTCTTAGAAACTCACAAGTCTTATCATATAAAGGTGTAAAATAAATGCCACGAGCATGTTCACTACGAATCAATTCTTTAGGTATATCTAATTGTGAATATGCAAAATTTAATGAACGATTCTTGTGATCACGCTTATGTGGTTGACCTGAAGGTTTCTTTGCTACATACCATTCAAAGTATTTTCGTGTATGATTCTTTTTAAGCCACTCACGAATCATGTAACGTGTATCTTTCAATGGTTCAAACGATACTGAACCACTAGTAAAGCCCATTGGCTGCCAGTAATCCAGATTATCGTATTGGGACAACCCACCAGCTTTTGTTTTACCATAGAGTGATGTAGTTGTTACTGAAACTAATTTATCACCATATAGTTTTTCCCACAGTTCTTGTATGGGATCGGCCAAACAAAGCAAAGCCAATAATTTGCCACCAACATAATTATAACCAAGAGGTTGTAAAGGCACAATCGTAGAGCCGATGGCAGTATGGTTAATCATAGCACCTTGAGTTTTCTTTTCTCTTGACCATCCAATATAGTTATCTCCAGGTGTTAAATCTAAAAAGTCAGATGAAATACAAATAACACCTAGATATTTCTTCGTTACTTTATCACGAACAATAAAATTTAAATTTCTACCAATGTTCGAATTATTTTTCATGGTAGATGAAAATGTACGAATACAATTCCATATTTCTGGCATATCACCATCTTTGTTTGTGTAAAGGAGTTCGGGTTCTAGATTCAGATAATCGTCAACATTGGCTGGCATCCAAATGTTGTTCTTCAGTTGAGGTATCAATTCACGCTGTTTATCATCCTCTAGAACCCGTTTCTCACCTTCCCACAAATCATTAATCATTACTGTAGGGTAGCGTTCTTGTACTTCACACCATTTTTGAAACAAGGTGTACTCACGCACATCCATTTTAGAAACATAACTGAGTTCTTGTATGGTTCTTTCACGCAGTTCATCAATGGTAAAATTCAGATCGGATAATTCTTCTGATTCTGACCACTTTTTCCATTGTGTTTCTACATCATCTTTTGCATCAAACGTGTAAGGCATTCTTTTGTGCTCTTGTAACTTTCTTTACTCTTTTAATTTGCTTTTGTCTTGCTAAGCGCATCGCAACAGGTTTAACATGTTGCAAAAATCTTCTACCATTCATATGTTCTACTTCATGCAGAAAACAACGAGCAGTTAACCCTTCCAATGTCATTTGTTTTACTCCACCTGTTTCGGTCATAAATTCAACCTTAATTGCAGCTGGTCTTTCTATCTTAACAAATAATCCTGGATATGAGAGGCAACCTTCATCAGATTTAATAGTTTCTTCCGACACTTCTAAAACTTTAGGGTTAATACAAACTAATTGAAAATCGCCATGGCCAAGAACGAATACTCTTTGATAAACACCACATTGATTAGCAGATAGTCCGATGCCACCATAAAGTTTCATGGTAAGTTTAAGTCGTTCTACCAACTTATTCATTACAGGATTAGGTAAAGGGTCTGTGTAGAGAGGAATCTCATCATCTAACATTTCAAAACCTTCACCATATAAAGGTAAAGGTTCTACGATTTCAGTTTGTTTTACAACATTGTCAGTATTAATAACTAGGACTTCATCGCTCATTTTATCACCTTTGAGAAATTTTTTACTTTTTCGAAACGAATTATATTAGTAAATTTATCTACTAGAATATCTCCTTTATGAGATATAACAAACAGATTTACATCTTCTAACATATGAAGAATCTTCATAAGTTCTTCTGTACCGTTTGTGTCGAGACTACTATCAAACACCTCATCAAGAATTAATAAATTAGTATTTGAAGAGTTTTTTAACTTAGCAACGGCTCGCCAAGTCAACATCAAAGCCATATCAATTCTTTGTTTCTCACCTTCACTAAAATTATTATAAGTGAATTCATCACGGTGCCTAGATTTAATTGTTTCTTTAAACGATTCATCAAGGTTAAAATTAACAAAAAAATCTAATGATGCTAAATACTTATTGACCAACTTATTAATAATTGGTAGATACTGGCGTACAATTTTAGTTTTGATGCCTGTATCTTTTAACAGATTGGATGCTACTTCATAATATGACTTTTCTTCGATTAACACTCTTAATGATTCTTGTAACTCAGATAACGAATCCTTTTATACTTTTAACTCTTGCTCTTCTTTGTGTGTTAGTGTTTTAGATTCTTTGAGTTCATTAGAAAGTTTCTGTAAACGAGCAATCAGTTTATTTGTTTCAGTAATTGTGGCATTGTGTGTGGCAATCTGAACTTGTTTTTGATTAATGATTTTTTGTTTCTCATTAATATCATCAAGTTTAGTTTGTTCATCGGTTAATTTTTGTTCCAGTTGTGAGAGGCCGTGTTCACACTCACCGACTTTGGTACTGAGGGTTTCAAGCTCTTCTTCTTTAAAAGATGTGGCAATGGTTTGCCTACAAGTTGGACAATTATCATGCGATTGAAAGAAACTGATATCTTTCTTAAATTTGGATAAGTTGCTTTCAATTTGCGATTCAAGTTTTGTAATCTTCTTGACTTTCGCCTCTGTTTCAATTTTACTCGCAACAACCAGTTGGAGTTCTTCTGTCTCTTTGGTAAGTCCGCCAACAGCTTCGAGTAAGGTGGATACGGTATCATTATGACTTTGAATTTCTGAATCATATTCTTTTACCTTGTCATCATTATTTTGTTTGAGTTCATCGATATGTTTTTTCTGCATATCGTACTTCTGTTGCATCAAATCAATTTCATGTTTCTTTGTTGTGGTAGAATCTTTATTGACAGTCATTCGATCTTTAACAATGCCATTCATCGTAGAAAAGATTTGAATGTCAAGTAGATCTTCGATGATAGCTCGGCGATCTGAGGCCGATAACTGCATGAACGGAGTAAATGATGCACTACCAAGAATTACAATCTGTGTAAATGATTTATAATTCAACTTGAGAATAAATCTCTCAAGATATTCCTGATAATCTTTTGATGCGGCCGATTGGTCTACTAATTCACCATTACAATAAATTTCAAAGAGATTTGGTTTGATGCCACGAACAATCTTATAAGATTTATTATTAGTATCGAATTCAACCTCAACAACACAATCTTTATTGTTGATGCTATTTACTAGGTTTGGTTTATTGATGTTGCGAAATGCTTTGCCAAATAAAGCGAAGCATAATGCATCAAGCATAGTTGATTTGCCAGAACCATTGTCACCAACAACCAGAGTATTGTTCTGATTGTTGAGTTTGATTTCAGTAAAGTAGTTACCTGTACTTAATAAATTTTTCCAACGAAGTGTACGAAATAAAATCATTCTGTAGTTTCGGTATTCAATGCCTCAATGTAAACCTCTTTCATGAGGTTTTTAAGTTTATCAGATTCAACATTTAATGGCAAGCCGTCAATGTATTTCGAAAGTATTGTCATTGTATCTTCTGCTT